TTTCCATCTGGGGCTACGATCTGGTTTACCTACCTCGACAGAGACAAAGACGTTACCCGATTTCAGGGACAGGCATTTAACTGGATAGGCATCGATGAGATTACCCAATACCCTACACCGTATGTGTGGGACTATTTGCGTTCTAGGCTTCGTGCTACTGATCCTGAACTTCAAGAACACCTGTACATGCGCTGCACAGCCAACCCCGGAGGTGTGGGTGGCTGGTGGGTCAAGAAGATGTACATCGAAGGTACCCCCGAAAACAAAGCATTCCCTGCTTTTGACCTAGACACTCACAAGACGTTTGTCTGGCCTAACGGTCACGAAAAGGCAGGTCAGCCGCTCTTCTTCCGAAAGTTCGTTCCAGCGCGGTTGACAGATAATCCCCACCTCATGGCTGACGGTCAATACGAGGCTATGTTGCGTTCGCTCCCAGATGTCGAACGGAAGAGACTTCTCGAAGGGGATTGGGATGTGGCAGAGGGAGCAGCCTTTCCTGAATTTTCACGAGCGAAACATGTGGTCGAACATTTTGACATTCCCACGAACTGGCCCCGCATACGAGCCGCCGACTACGGGTACTCCGCGCCGTCTTGTGTACTATGGGGTGCGATTGACTGGGATAATAATATTTGGGTTTATCGTGAATTATACGCTAAACACTTGACAGCCGAGCAATTAGCTGATAGAATACTAGAAGCGGAACAACTTGACCCGTTACCTCACTACACCGTACTCGATTCCTCTTGCTGGAACAAGACCGGATTCGGGCCATCTATAGCAGAGGTGATGATGCGACAGGGAGTTCGCTGGACTCCATCAGATCGCAACCGTGTTCAGGGTAAGATGGAAATACACCGTCGTCTGGCAGATGACCCCTACTCAAAGGAACCACGAGTTCGTTTCTTTTCATCCTGCCAGAACATCGTGAAACAGATAGCTGGTATACCCCTCTCCAAAACAAACAGCGAAGACGTAGATACCAAAGCTGAAGATCACGCATACGACGCTTTACGATACATGATGATGACACGGATGAGCGGCTACGCTTCGATACATCAACAGCTAGGCGCAATCAAGAACCACGTTCACAAAGTTCAAGACGAAGTATTTGGATACTAATAGATGGCACTTAATCCTGAAACAGCTACCGCCCGTGAAGTTGCAGAACTGTATGCGACTGAGCAGAAACTGAAGGTAGGCGCAAAAGCGTATGGTAACATGGTTGCCAAGTATTTGGGCGATGTTGCTGACCAGCCCGGTTCTGCCGTCAGTATCTTTACTCCTGATGAAACTGGGGAAACAACTCTATCCAAAACGTTTAAAAATTTAGACTTAGAAGTTGACAATCCGAAACAGTCGATGCAAGCCTTGCGTCAAGTTGGCTTACGGATTTCAAGAGAGTTACCTGCTAATAGCAATCAACTAGCATTTCTACCAGAGGAAACACCTGATACACCAAAGAATGTAAAGATATTTGGTATCAAAGAACCAGCAAAGGCTGTATCAGAAGTATCTATCAAGACAGATGCCGCAACTATGCAAAACTTTTTTAGGCAAGTTGCAGAAATATCAAAAGACCCAAAACAAGAAGCTGCAGCTATGGCTGTGCTTTTTAACATGCAGAATGGTTTGCGACCCAACGCAGTGGCACAATTAAAGACTAACTCATACTACCCTGATACCCGCGCTATTTACATCTCAGCAGAAACAAAGGGAGTAAAGGGACGTAGAGTTAACGTTCCACTGAATGACATTGGAGATGCAATTCTTCAGGCTAGACTTCAGGATGGTAAAGTATCTGATGGCTACTTCTTTGTAAAGCCAAACGGTAAGCCTGTTGAATCTGGAGATATGACCAGAATTTTAAAGCAGGTAAAAATACCCGGATTGATTTTTGATTCTGGAACAAACAAAACATTTGATAGTTTAGCACCAGAGGGTAAATCTGGAGAAGTCCCCGGAAAAAGGGGGGCTTCACTTCTTAGAAACTTGCATACTAAAATAGCACAGCGTAGTGGCATATCCTTTGAACGAATTGCGTACCTGCAGGGTAGAAGCTTAAAGGCTGCTGCTGAAGGTTCTACAGGAGAAGTAACAGGGTACGCACAAGAGTATCCGGGGGATTTAGACCCAAAGGGACCGGATGCACGTAATGCCAACGTTGTGTCTACCTATTTTGCAGAGGCAGCTTCTGAAGCAGGATTTAACGTAACTGATGCCGTGCCGCCACCATCTCAAAGAGTTGGCAGAGCAACGCCGGGATACGAGTCCTTTTTTGAAGCCCCAGTTGAAACAGCAAAGATGCCAGCCCCTGTGACTCCAGAGGTTGACCCTACACAGCCCTCTCCTGAACTTAAGTCGGCTATGGAAAAAGCTGGATTCAAAATCAATTGGTCCAAGCTTTCAATAGGGGCTGGTTTAGGTACGGTGACTGCTCTGGGTGTCTTGTCTGATCCTGCCCAAGCTGCAGTTGACGTAGGCTTAGAAGTTGGCGCACGAGCTTTAGGAGCAGCAGCAGGTCCGGCAGCAGCCGTACCGATGATGATGTCTTCTACAGAGCTTGGTGATGCGACACGCCAAGAGGGGGACGGTGGACCCGCAACCCAAGAAGAATTAGATATGTCACGCCTACAAGCTGCTCAAGGCGTAAAAGAACGAGATGCAGCAAGAGTACAAGAAAGTGCGATTCCCTCGCAGTATCCAGACGCGGATAACTTCCTAACAATGCAACCTTAACATAGGGGAGATAAACCTATGCCAGACAATAACTACAACTACGGTGCATCATACGTAATGAACTCCGACAAGGAGTCTGTTGATGATCAGCCGGGTGTAAACAAGCTGTATCGTGAAGGTCTTGAGTTTCCAACTCGCGTGAAGACAGGCCCGATTACAGAAGACATGCCAAAGAAGCAGACTAAGCCTACAGTAGAAGCATCTCTATTTAAAATGGCTGATGACAGACCTCAAGGCAACAACTAAAGGTAAATAGATGGCTGACAATTTCCTAGAACCGGATGACGATACGTCAATCCCTCTGGTTGCTCCTAGTGAGCAGATGCCGGGATTGGCAGGACACATTCGTTCTAAATTTGAAGACTCTGAAAACGGACGCTTTGCCTACGAGCAGCGTTGGATTCAGGCTTACAAAAACTTTAGGGGAATCTACGATTCAACTACCCAATACCGTGACTCTGAAAAGTCAAAGGTGTTTATCAAGATTACCAAAACTAAAGTGCTTGCAGCATACGGACAAATTGTTGACATCTTATTTGCAAACAAAAAGTTTCCCCTAGTCGTTGAGTCTACCCCAATGCCGGAAGGTATTGAGGAGTTTGCTCACATGAAGACCCCAGCAGATGACCTTCAATCAGAACAGGCTGACCCCTACGGGTTTGAGGGTGATGGTCGAGAGGTACCGCCGGGGGGTCTTGCTGCATCTGAACCTGCCCACAAGCTAGGTTCTTACGGCAAGGAATTTGGTGAGTCGATTCTTCCGGGGAAGGCTAAAGTAGGCGAACCCCAGTTCGAGCCAGCTAAAGAAATGGCTCGTAAAATGGAGAAGTGTATCCACGATCAGCTTCTTGATACCAACGCAGTAAGCGTAATGCGTAAGGCTATCTTTGAATCTTGCCTGTTGGGTACAGGAGTAGTAAAGGGGCCGTTTAACTTTTACAAGCGAGTTCACAACTGGGTAAAAGACGAAGAAGGCAATCGAGTATACGAGCCTTTTGAGAAGACAGTCCCCCGCATCGAACACGTTTCTATCTGGGACTTTCATCCTGATCCGGCTGCAGCTAACCTTGAGGATTGTGAGTACGTAATACAACGTCACCGCATGAACCGCCAACAACTTCGTAGTTTGATTATGCGTCCCCACTTTTACGCAGAGGCAATCGAAGAGTGTCTTGGTAAGGGGCCAAACTATGAGGACAAGTACTACGAAGATACCATCCGTGAGGATGAAACAGAAGCCTACTACCAAGAGAACAGATTTGAGGTTCTTGAATACTGGGGTGTAATCGATGCCAAGTTTGCCAAAGAGGTAGGCATGGAAGGCACTGAAGGACTGACTGAGTTTGACCAGATGCAGGTTAACGTTTGGGTTTGTGGCAACATGATCCTTCGCTGCGTAGTCAATCCCTTCACTCCGGCACGTATTCCGTTTCAGGCTTTTCCATTCGAGATCAATCCCTATCAGATTTGGGGCGTTGGTGTAGCAGAAAACATGGAAGATGCCCAAATGCTAATGAACGGTCACGTTCGTATGGCAATTGACAACCTAGCCCTAGCTGGCAACCTTGTCTTTGACGTAGATGAAGCAAGCTTGGTTCCCGGACAGAACATGGACATCTTTCCGGGAAAGATATTTCGTCGTCAGTCAGGAGTAACCGGAACAGCCATCAACGGCCTCAAGTTTCCTAACACTGCTGGCGAAAACATCCAGATGTACCAGATTAGTAGGCAGCTTGCAGACGAAGAGACGGGTATACCGTCCATAATGCACGGTCAGACGGGCGTAACGGGTACTGGACGTACTGCAGCCGGTCTGTCGATGTTGATGGGGTCTGCTGGGCTTTCTATGAAGACTGTGATCAAGAATATTGACGATTATCTCCTCAAACCGCTTGGTGAAGCGTATTTTCAGTGGAATATGCAGTTCAACGACCGTATTGAGGAAGTAAGTGGTGACTTGGAGATCAAACCACGCGGCGTTGCAGCCGTGATGCAGAAAGAAGTACGTACCCAGCGTCTTACTTCCCTGTTACAGACCGTAGCCAACCCCATGCTAGCCCCATTCATCAAGATACCTAACCTGATGCGTGAACTGGCTATCTCACAGGACATTGATCCTGACAGCTTAGTAAACGACACTAACGAAGCACAAGTCTACGCTCAGATGTTACAAGGAATGATGCAAAATGCTCAACAACAAGCAAGCCAAGAATCTGGCCCCCCTGATCAACAACAAGGAATGGGAGCGGCTGGAGGAGTACCTAGCGGAAGTCCGGGAGTGGACAATTCGGGCAGTGGTAACGGCACAATCGGAGTCGGAACTGCGCCAACTGCAGGGGAAGCTGGCTTTACTGGAAACACTCCTTCAATTGAAGAATAACCACATTGAGGTCATAAAAAATGGCAACTAACCCCTCCGTAAGATTTTTTAACCCTGAACCAATTAGCTACGAGCAATATTCTAAGGGACCAGTTGATTTCTACAATCAAGCTCTTGATACTTCTTCTGGTATCAACGTAGCTACTATTAACGAGGGGGGAGATGATTCTAGTGATCAAGATCAAGGTCCGAACATATTTCAGCCTATAGGTGATGATAATAATGACGACACACCAAATGCTATGGAGTACACCATCAGTTCAGATGGATCGGGATACCAGCCGTCTGCTGACGTAACCAGCTATGGGTTAGACGACATCAACTTTGGAAATACAGATACAAGTCTAAACACCTACAGCTTTACCTCTCCGGGTAAGATGGCAATGGATAGAACGACTGGGGACATGAACCACAGTTTCAGTGCCATGCTTGATGACTACCAAGCGGGTATAGGAGCAGCAACAGAAGCAATTGCAGGACAAAAAACTTCAGGCGGTAAATTTGATGCCAGTTCGTTTGCTGGCTTTAGGGATTCAGTGGGTAGAAACATTGATGCAGCTTTAAGTCCAACCACAGTAGACAGACCCTTTGGTGATAAACCATCAGCTATAGAGCCGGGGATTGCTGGGGCGTTTAGTCCTGCTGGTCCGCTTATGGGAATGTTTGGCGGCATGAACATGGCTCAGCAAGCCCGTAACGCTGCAGCCTTCCAAGCAACAGGCGGCACAGGCGGTGCCTTGATGGATGTAAACGGCTCAATGGTTAGTCGGATGCCGGGACAGTCTACATTCATGGGGTTTGGTAGTACAACCGCATTGGGCGGCATGAAGTTTGTTTACGACGGAAATTTGGGGGGTCGTACCCATGAACAGATGGCGGCTTTTGAAGCAAGGACGTTAGGTTATGTTCCGGGGACACTTACAGAAGTATACGATCCGGTTAAAGGTGAATATAAAAAAAGTGGGATAGACAGCAAATACATTGATAGCAAAGAAATGGGCAGAGTAGGGGGAACATACAACCCTGCGACTGGTAGCTTTGTAGACCTCAACGGAAACTCATCCTCAATGGGTACTAAGCAGTCTGCACAATCCTTTGTTGCAGGATTAAATAAAACATTTGGTTCTAACTTAAGTTGGAGTTCTGTTGCAAAAAGTCGCTCTGCAGCTAGAGCAGCGGGAATACCCTTTGAAGAATACATGGAAAACTTGGCTAGGAAAGACGGGGAAGCAGCGGCAGACAAAAAACAACAAGCTGAAAGAGATAGGCTTAAAGCCGAAGCTGCAGCGGATAAAGCGGCATCAACAAAAGGATATGGCACTTACGGTAAGGGTGCTGGATTGTCCTACGGGGATGATGATGGCGGTGGCCCCGATGTTGGTAGTGTTGGACAAGGTGGTGGTCTTGGTGGCGGCTACGGTGGCGGCATGGAAGACTACGGTGGCATATTTAGCAAAGGCGGTCGAGTTGGTATGCAAGAGGGTGGCCCCGCTGGTTTTGTCGAACGTCCAGAGTTTGTTGGCGGCAACCAACGACCAACTGACCAGCAAAGCATAGCCGATGACGTACCCCGTGAAGTACAGAACGGCACCTTTGTAATCAACTCTGCAGCCGCTGATGAGATGGGCCGCGACGACGTAGAGAAGATGATCCGTCAAGCTTACCAGAAGGCAGGGGAAAGCGGCATGGGAGCAGGGCAACAGGGTATGTCCCAAGAAGTTGCCATTGCCGTGTCACGAGGCGAGGTAACAATCCCACCACACATAGCTAAGATCATTGGCTACGACAGGCTGAAAAAGATAAACAATCGCGGCAAGAAAGAAATCTCACGCCGCCAACAAGAACGGGAACAAGCTGCAGGGGGTGGCTTTATCTCTAGAAAAAAGTTGGCAGAAGGGGGAATGCCTCTTCCTAAATCTAAGCCAAAAAGAGTAAACCACTCTGGCCTAGCAGATGTAGAACTAAGAGCCGATTTAGAAGAGTACATACAGAATGACCCACTCGCTCGTCTAGGTTTTAACTTGTATGAGAAGGGGGATGTAGACGTTAAGGCAATAGTTCTTCCATCTAGGAAAAAAGTAGAAGTAGGCATAGGGGGAGTGTACACACCTAAAAATGAAAGGCGTGACCCCGGTAGTGTAACTAGAAAGTTTGAGGGTTTTGCAAATAAACAGGGTATAACTAAGCAGAACCGAAATGTAGCTGGGATTCATTACTTTGAAGGTGACAACGTAAACTACGGCAGGTCAGAGGGTCCGCTAACCTTGCTTCACGAACTACGCCACCACGCGATGCGGCATTTAAATGCAAAGTATAAAATCCCACTCCCCAAACTTTCTCGTGAAGAATCTATGTTTGACGCCCAAGACTATGCAAATAGGTTACAGGCTAGGAAGGTAAAACCCTCAATACGCAGAAAACCTAAAGAAAAAAATTTAGAGATTAGGCAAAAGGGCATGTATATGTCTCCTAGCGCAAATAAAGAATTAGCTACGTATCAAAAAATAGCTGAAGAAGTTTTAAAGGACCGCAAAGTACCTCAAAGAACCAAGTCAAAAGAAGTAGAAGGCTTCTTTACTAGGGCGATGGGAATACTAGGACTTTAAAGAATCCGCTGGCTACCCACGAGTTCGTGGCCCCAGCACAACCGACGCGGCTACCCACAGCCATGTGGCCCCGCAAGTGAGGTAAATACAATGGCAAAAGCAAGAGGCCACCGTGCCAACAAAGT